TTTGGCTCAACAAAGAGAAAATATCTATAACGACTTTCTAGCAGGCAAACTAGGCTCTCAAGGTTCTACTATTTATCCTTTGATGGTAAGAAGCCAAGATTTTTTTCCATACGAGGCTTCTGGTTCTGGTTGGATGAGAGCTAATCGTCCAGCCATAGATGCGGCAGAAGCGGCTGGATATTCTGGAGCTTTGATTAAAAATGTTAAAGACAATGCTGGTGCAAACTTGGGGTCAATTGCTGATGTTTATGCAACTCCAGACCCTACTAGATTCAGATCACGCTTTGCCGCATTTGACCCATTCCGCAAGGATGTAGCAACGGCTACTGCAATGGGAGTTGCGTTACCTGATTTGCTGGCGGCAGAATTGCCAGAAGAAGAATTAAAACGCAATCAGTCTGCTGGACTGTTATTCCCATAAAACGCAGCCACCAGCGGGTCGCGTTTAATCTTCCACTTCTTGGCCCTCTCCCGCGCCATCCTGAAGGCGTGGTCATCGAGGGACTCTTTGGCTCTCCACTTGTCCAGCCTCTCTTTGGCCGTCAAGGGCTTTGGCCTGATGGCGTCAGAGCCGATGCCGTAGGCGTACACCGCCACCCAAACAGTGCCAACTCTGCGCCACTCTGTGACGTACACCAGGCCAGATCTGCGCAGCTTGGCAACAAGTATCTGAGCCGACCGCTGGGTGCAGTAAGTCATGGCCGCCAGCTCATGCGCAGTCAAGCCTTGGCGCGTCAGCAGGTCAACGATGCGGGGCAGGCGCACTGACTTCATTTGGTGTCGCTGTGCTCGCGTCTGGCGTGCCTGTCAGCCTCTTCTTTACGCTGGAAATACTTGTTGCACTCAGTGCACCGCCACCAGGTTTGCTGCACCACGACAGTCTCTCTCTCGCGGTGCTGACCCTTGGTGCGGCCATAGAAGGTGCGCACTGGCTCAATCACTTCTTGGCTGCCTTGGCTAATGCGTAAACCAGAATCGACTTCTTCTTGCCAATGCCGTGATTCTTCTGCTGGGTTGCTGATGACTTCTTGCCAGCGATGTGGCGGCGCAGTGAGTCGTCAGTGCTGAATATTGATGGCGTGCCATCGTTCCAATTGAATGCGGATTTTGTTGTCATGTTTACTTTGAGTCTTTTTGCGAAATGATTGGTGTGATGGTCAAAGGCCAATCAATGCCGTATTGATCCCAGCGAAAGATTTTCTCTTTGCTTGGGTCGTATGGCGCGTCAACGATGTACTGCACGATGGCTTGCGCAGATAGCACCAGGTAACCATGCGCATATTGCGGCGGGATCAGCAAGGCTTTAGAGTCATCAAGTTCAATGCCAAACCATTTGCCTGTCTCAGGGTCCAGCACAACGTCAAATATTGACCCAACAACTGGCATCACCAGCTTGGTCTGGTCCTGATAGTGCAGGCCGCGCAAGACGCCAAACTTGGATGAGGCCAGATTCAATTGGCGGTATTTGCCGTCATTTGATTTCCACATCTCCATGAAATACCCACGTTGGTCAATGTGCTTGTGGTTGCTGATTACTTGGATGCCATCAAGCAGTTCTCCTTTGTAATTGATTATTTCTCCCATCACCTGCCCCATTCCCTACATAGTTGTCTTGTTCGTTGTTTGAGTTTCTTCTTGTCGCAGATTTTGGCCTGCTGCCTATCGATCATTTTCTCGCGCAATGTCAGAGGCTTTGGCGGCGCTGGAAACATCCCATTGAGTCCGACCACCGCCATTGATGCGCAGATCAGGAGGCGAGAGATCATGCTGGCGTCTTCTCTTTTTTGCGTTTGCTTTGCAGCGGGTGCAGGCCAACTGTTTCTGTGTGCCTGATTTGCTCGCGGCGCTTTAAACCATTGACCTTGCCATTGTTAATCTGAACAAGCTCCTTGTCCTTTGTCCAGATCGATGGGCCTGAGAAGTCAAATGCTGATTTTGGTTCAGCCATTATTCTTCTCCGTTGGTGGTGTGCAGGTGTGGATGTCGTTTGTGCGTTTGCCGCATCGTGGGCAGAAGTTCTGCCATGTGCGCTGTGGTGGGTGGGTGTAGAGGTCAATAATTCGTCTTGCCAACTCTCTGCGACTTCTTTTTCCGCCACTTTCATCCCATTGAATGATTGTTTCGTAGATTATTTCCATCGCCACAGGCTCTTGCTCAATCTCTTGACCCAACCTTTGCACTTCATACATGGCGTGTTCTCTGATGGCTTCTTTGATGGCGGTGATGGCTTGTTTGGCTTTGCAGCTTTCAGAGTGCGGATTGTAAGAAAGCACATCGCAACAAGCCCTGCGCCCAATGTCATCTTGTTCATTGTCGTACTTGATAACGTCTACAAAATCTTCCAACGCCTCAAGCGCCTGTTTCATTGCTTCAATCATGCTTGTTCTCCTCTGGCTCTGATGGCGTCAATCACATCAGCTTGAAAACAATCATCAAATAATGTTTCTTTGATGATTTGTATGGTGGCCTCACGTTCAAACGCAACCATCTTTTTACACATCAATGTCCAAGAAGCATTGGCTCTTGCGTTGGCTTCTTCTGTTGCTTTTTCTGCTACCAGTTTGGCAAATCGTTCTAAGAACTCAAAATCAAAAGGCCACTGATGTTTTCCTGCCTGTCTAGCCATCTCAATAACTTCATCCTGTGTCATTCACTCTTCCCCTTGATGATTTTCTGCACCACTTCTTTGGTGGTGAAACGGTGCTCATTGGCGCACTGATAACGCCGATACACCTCATTGTTTGGCCGCGCCCTTGTCTCCAATGTGCTGACCCACTTATCGCAGACAGGGCACTTCATTTGATCTCTGTCTTATCAAGCAAGAAGGCAATGAAGGCATAGACAACGCCAAACAAGATGGCGATGCCAAGAGCACCCAGCAAAACGAAGTTCAAGACTGTTTCCATAGTTTCAGCACCTTTGATTTGTGTTGCGGCTCCTCGACCTTGGGCGAGTTGCCAAAGACAGGCTCCCATCCGCGCTTGCGCCATGTGGCTTGCACGTCAGCGCCTCGCGTTGGGGTGAATGCAGCGTCAAAGACGTGCAGGGTCGGCCAGACGATCTTCGTGCCAGCCGGTGGCGTCCAGTTGAGTTCTCTTTTCATCGCTGTGCCGCCATCAGTTCAAGTTCAACCTCTTTGACGCGCTCGCGCAAGATATTGATCTCATGCTCTAGATCTTCGATCTTGCGGCCAAGGCGCTCGCGGGTCATGTTTTCAGCGTGCACCCAGCCGATCAGCGTGCCCTCGGTCACGGCCTTGCGTGCCAGCGTCTTGAAGTCCTCGCGGGAGAGGAAGCCGCCACCAACCTCCATGGGTGGGGTGAATCTGCCGACTGCGCGGTCAATCTCGATCTGCATTTTTTCAGACATGTGTTTCTCCTTGTGTTGTTTCTCTGGCTTTCATCATTGCGTCTGCAACCGCATAAGCCACTTCTGCAAGTTTTTCCGTACCTTGACTAAACTGTGCATTTTGGCCATTTATCACGGCATCCCATATTTGAGCGCCTGTCAATGCTTGAGCCGCAAAATAATCACGCAAGGTCATGCCTTGTTCCGTAATATGCGCTACACCTGCTGGTGCTGGAAATGCTGGTTGGTCGTTCATGAAGACCACCATGCCACAAGCAGGACCGCAAAGCAGATGCCGATGGCGATGGCCGCCAGCACGTCAAGAATCTTCTCACTCATCTTCATTCTCCTCTTCGCACAGCTCGCAGCCAGGGTGATCTGGATCGCGGCAGTCGTGGTGGCTGGCAAGGTTGGCTTGATACCGGCGGCGGTGAAAGTCTTCGGCTCTCATGTAGTCAAGATCTGATTCGTCGAGTTGGTTAAGCATATCAATCCTCGTTTGGTTGTTGATGGGTGAATCATAAACGATTTGCACAACTCGTCAACAACTATCATTTAATCCACACAAACTTGTCGGGTATTCATCCCCTACAATTGGCTTGCTGGTTTTCTCCACCAGCAGTTGCCTTCGGGGGTTGGCGTGAGTCAGCCCCCTTTTTTCACTGTACACTTGACCATCTTCACAAAACATGGTTAACATTCTACTCATGAAAGTTTCACAACAAGCAATCCACGACATCAAGTACAAGGCCGAGTCGGCTGGGTACAAGATGTCGGATGTCTGCCGAGTCGCAGAGATCGACCAAGCTCAAGTCTCGCGCTGGCTCAACGGCATCACAGAGCCACTCTACGGCAGCGTCATCAAGCTGGACCAAGCCGCTGACGCACTCATCTCGGCGCGTCTGAAGGTCATCAATCAAGCCATGGAAGACGCCGTCAAATGATCAAAGTCATCGGCATAGATCCAGGTCTCTCAGGCGCAATCGCGATCATTAATGGCACTGACAGCCTCACCGTCTTTGACATGCCCACCATGACGGTGGAACGTAACGGCAAAGCCAAGCGGCAAGTTTCTGCCACCGAGCTGGCGCACATTCTCAGCAGTGCCAAGAGTGACGACTGCCACGTCTTCGTGGAAAAGGTCAGCGCCATGGCCGGTCAGGGTGTCACCAGCGTCTTCAGCTTTGGCCGTTCATTCGGCATGATCGAGGGCATCCTGGCCGCACTGCACATGCCTGTGACCTATGTGGCCCCAGCCACCTGGGTGAAGGCCGTGCACCGAGGCGCAGGCAAAGATGCCAGCCGTCAACGCGCCATGGAATTGTTTCCAGACAACCAGGCTGACTTCAAGCGCGTCAAGGATGATGGGAGAAGTGACGCCAGTCTTATCGCATATTGGGGGAAGCACCATGCATGAACAAGAACGCGCCACCATGCGTGAGCACATCATCTGGCTCGGTACTGAACTGGAGAAACAACGCAAGCTCAACCAGCAGCACATCGTCTTCTTAAAGCGCCTGCTGGACCCCGAAGACTTGGGGCACGCAGCCAGCAACGAGGTGCGAAAGATCGCCTATGTACTGCTCATCAACAACAACATCAATGAAGGCAACGAATGAAACAACTGAAACTGCGGCCATCCTCTGCCTCGCGTTGGATTGCCTGCCCAGCCTCTGCGCGGCTCTCAACTCTTGTCCCCTATCAGGAGTCAGGTGAGGCCGCCAAGATTGGCACAGCCATTCACGCGCTGGCTGAGACCTGCTTCCAGCTTGACACCGACCCCATGAAGTTCGTCGGGCAGCAGGTCGAGGGCATCACCATGACAGAGGAGAACTGCGAGTTCGCCTTGGAGCACCTACAAGCCATTTGGGCCATTCAGGACGAGCTGGGGCACGTCAAGGTAGAGCAGTTGTTCAAGCTGTACGACACGCCCGCATTCAGCCTGCAAGGCACTGCTGACGTTGTTGGCTGGTCCATCACCAAAGAGAAGCTCACCATTGCGGATCTGAAGACAGGGCGCGGCTACGTTGACGCCGACAGCGAGCAGATGAAGATCTACGCATTGGGCGCGATGAAAGCAAACAACCTGCGGGTGAAGGAAGTCGAGTTCCAGATCATCCAGCCACACCATGGCGACAAACGCATTTACCGCATGTCGGCCGACGAGCTGGGCGTGTGGGAGACGCAGGTCATGCTGCCCGCCATTGAAGATGCTGTGAGTGATGCACCACGGTTTGCGCCATCAGAGTCAGCCTGCCAGTGGTGTCCAGCCAAGACTATTTGCAGTGCACAAAAGACTTTATTTGACGTGGTGGCGGCACAGCCAGACATCACAGCGCTCAAGAAAGATGACGTCAAACAAGTGATGTTGTCTCTCACGCCGCAGCAGATCAGCGACATCTTGGACCGCGCACCGATGGTGGAGAAGTTTATTGACGCAGTGCGTGATCACGCTATGTCGGCGATGGAGAAGGACGGCATGGTCGTGCCTGGCTGGCAGTTGCAACCCAAACGCGCCAGCCGTAAGTGGCTTGATGAATCCAATGCGCGTGCCGAATTGATCGCTGCGGGTTTATCCGACACCGACATCTTTGAAACAAACCTAATTACTCCTGCGGCGGCTGAAAAGCTATTGCCAAAGGATCAACGAGTACTCTTGGACGATCTCACGGCCAAGGTATCAAGTGGCTTGACGCTTGCGAGAGATCGCGGCTTGAGTCAATAATGCAACCCCTGTAACTTTTGAAAGCGAAACGCAAAATGCTAAATCTATCATCTGGTGGCGGTAATGGTAACTACATCCGATTCTCACCCCAAGCTAATGCTTGGACAAACAACCTTGGCGCTGAGATCCAGCTCAAGAAAATCGTGTTTGACATCGATGCGGTGCAGACAGGCTGGC